TTAAAAAATTTCATCTGAAACGCTTCTCATTAATTCATTGAATTTTTGGGAAGCGTCTTTTTTGTGTGCTTTTGTTATCTTGGCATAAACATTCATAGTAGTATTTATGTCACCATGTCGCATACGTTCTTGAATCGCTTTAATATGTAATCCAGCTTCAATAAGTAAAGCACAATAAGTGTGTCGGAATGAATGTGGTGTGATAGCCTTTTTTATATCTGTTTCACTCATGATTGATTGCACCCATTGAGATATTTTTTTAACGACTAAAGGATAACCGTTGTTATCAGTGAAAATAAAATCATTATCATTATACAATTCATCTTTCCATGTATCTTGAACATTGGCTTTATAATCAAGCAACATTTTTATAATATTGTGATCTACAGGCACAGTTGCGATTGATGTTTTAGTTTTAGGTGTGAGTATTTCATACTTACGTTTATTGTTATTAGGGTTATAGTATGTCTTTGTCACACTGATTGTATTATTCAGTGTATCTATATCAGTCCATTTTAAAGCCAGTAACTCACCTATACGAAGCCCCGTATAAGCAAGCGTGGTAAACAACTCAAAACTATTCAATGGCTTGTGCTGGTGCTTTGCAACCTTTAAAAACTGTAACAATTCTTCCTTCTCGAGAAAATTATTAGAGATATTATCATTCTCTAATTCTTCCACTGTTTCTTTTTTCTTTTTTAATTTCACATTGATATGTGGGGACTTCTTAATATATCCATGTTTAACAGCATAATTAAATACCATGTTCGTTGAAGTCATAATACTTTTAATATAGTTGGTACTGTATTCATCACTTAAACCATTAATAAATTTATCATAATCATGTTCACTAATTTTTTGAATAGGATAAGGACCGAACTTGTTTTGACTAATTTTAATGGCTTTTTTTCTTGCACGCACACTGCTTATTTTAACGTCTTTAGAGTATTCTTCTAACCACTCACCGACTACAGCATCAAAACTTATTGTTGAAGGTGCTATATATTCATCTAATCTTATTTGACGTTCAACCATTTCAGCATGGTGCTTAGCGTCTGATTTACGCTTAAAACCTGATTTAGAGATATATTCATATTTATTTGTTTTAGGGTTCTTGCCCAAACTGATACGGTAACGCCAGGTATCGCCACGCTTCTCATAACTTGCCATTAGATCACCTACTTAATATTAAGATATTGTTTAAGAAAATTGTCGAACTCATGCGTTAAATAATCGAAAGTTTCTTTTTCTCCTAAGTCTTTGTTTAAGTGCATCAATTTCAAAAGAAATGAAATGAAAAATAAGTTTTCTTTATCATTTTTTTCAGCTTCATAGTATTTAATTATTTCTGCAAAATATTTTACTTCTATAAATGATAAATCTTTTTGTATTAACTCTAATAGATAATTTTTTACTTCTCTTTCGCTATTATCTTTACTTTCTCTTAAAACTTTTTGAACAGTGTTTAACTGATTATTAATTTCATCTTCTGTTAGATCATTTAATGTTTTCATACCTGTAGTTAGATATGTTATAGATACATTTAATTTTTTCGCTAATTTTTCTAAGGTTTTTGCACTGGGGTTTTTGTTACCATTTTCTATATCGCTTAAATAACTTCTCGAGATTCCCATTTGGTCGGCTAACTGTTGTTGGGTCATTTTCCTTTGCTTTCTGATGGTTTTGATAGTATTCCCGATATTCATGTATATATACCTCCTTCACTTTAATAATAGTCTATCAAATAAAATGACGTTGATAAAGACTTTTTTTGATGAACGGTGTTGACAAGTAAAAAAGAAAAGTGTACTCTATATTTAGACGTTGATAGAGACAAAAAAAGAGGTGAAAAATCATGTCAATAAATATTCATTTTTTACTTAAAAAAAAGCGAGAAAAACTTCAACTTACACAAAAACAAGTAGCTGATAAAGTGAAAATATCGAGAAGTTATTATTCCGATATTGAGAATGGCAGAACAATTCCGAGTGTAAATGTGTTGCTAAGGTTGAATAATATAATGAATATTTTTTTAATTTCGAATGACGTTGATAGTGACATTAAGGAGGAAGTTAGATGATTGATATTCAAATCAATGAAAGTGAAGCACGTCAGATGCTAGAAGAAGCAATTGAGAGACGTGTTGAAGAACTCGCTAAAGAAAAATATTTCATGACTTTTAAAGAGTTATCTTCATATCTTAATCTATCAAAACCAACGATAGACGAGTTACTCATAAAGAACGGAATGAAATATTATCGTGTAGGCAGTACATACAGATTCAAACGTTCGGACGTTGACGAATTTATGGATTGTATCACAGCACAATGCACCCCTTTGAATAACGATTTAAAGGCATTGAAGGGAGGTGAGAAGAGAAGATGAAGAATTTAGAACTAGCGTTAAAAACTTTATTCTATGTATTTATAATCACTTGTATTTGTAACACAATCACATCGACTGCACTTGGTTTTCAAATGTGTTTCTACTTTTGTGTTATCGCAACTGTTATGTATGAATTTTTAAAATCAGAAAGAGTATAGGAGAGAAGTAATATGTTAAATCAAAAAGAAGCTAAAAATTTATTAGATCATTATACGAAGCAAAAACAGACATTGCGTGTAATAGAAGCGTACGTTAAAGCGAGTGATTTATTGGAGGAAACAATCGCTGAATATTTAAAGCAAGAACCAGCACTCATTAAGCATTTAGAGAATATACAAAGTAATTTTATAAATAAATTATCCGTAGAAGTATTAGCAATCAATGGAGAGCATGAGATAAGTTTGAAAAATACCGAAGAATTACTGAAAAAGATGATGGGGGAAAAGTAAAATGACAAACTTAAACGATTTAGTAGTGGATATTAACAGCCTTAAATTAAAGGTAGATGCACTAAATAATTTAGTATTTAGCAATTTAGAAGATGCAGAAGATAGATTAGAGCAAAGTTGGATTAAAGAAAACTTTACATTAAGAACGATGACAGAGGAACAAACGCAGGACTTATTTATCCTTTCAACAGTGATCAGTGATGTATGGAAGTCGGTCGAGAGGCTACAAGATGAAATAAAAAAAGCCGATACTTCACATAAAAACACTTTGGCGAGTGATGAAGTACCAGCACGAGAGTCGAACGATTAACAATCGTTCTTCTCTTAATTATAACAAGAAGGGACTTGTATAAAAAATGAAAGACAATAATTCTGATAAGACTATTATACCAAAAATAACAGTAAATCACTACAAAAATCTTTATTCTAACTCATTTTTAACAAGTAAACCACTTACATTTAAAGAGTTAGTTAAATACTTATCAGATGTTAAAGTATCAGATGATAAATATAGCAACGGAACTTATATTTTGGGCGAAATGAAAGATACACATAGGAATGATGAGAACGTGCTTAATCGTCATGCACTTGCACTAGATATTGATGATCTACCGACAGATACAAGCATAGTAGAGGATATTGAGAATATGTTTTCATTCTCTTATATCTTGTACAGTACATTCAGTCATAGGGTAGATAAGCCACGTTTTAGATTAATCATTCCATTAAGTAAACCGATAGAAAAAGAGTATTACAAGCCAGCTATCAAATTCTTTGAGAAACAGCTAGATGTTAGTGTAGATGACAAATCATTTACATGGTCTCAATGTATGGCACGAGCAGTTAAACAGTCAGATGATGCAGATTTTATATTTAAGTATCAAAATAGCTATTTCATAGACACAGACACCCTTATAAGTGGTCTAAAGCCATACATGGAAGAGAAGCCAACTGATATGAATAACGCTTACAAGCGAGATGATAGCCATTGGGATATAGCATACGGACAACTAAAAGAGGGAGAGGGAAGAAACAACGCTTGTACTTCATTAGTAGGCTTGTTGTTAAGACGGTATATCCCTTTAAAAATTACGGTGGCACTTATCCAGCACTGGAATAATTCTCTTATAGATCCATTAAGTGAAAAAGAATTAAGCACAATTATTAAATCAGTCGTAAAAAAAGAAACAGAAAGACGAGGTGAGCAGGTATCGTAAACAGTCTATTAAATGAAGTGCAACAACAAGCAGAACGAGAAGCACAAGAAATAAGTAAAATCAAAAAACTACCGTTAAGAAAACGACTGATACGAATTAGAGAAGTAAGACTTGCTGAACTTGTTTCAGATTGGGAAGCGAATGGCAGGAACGGAAATAAGCCGAAAGCATTACCGACATGGCTATGTGCATCAATCATCATGGAAGAGATACCATTTGTATTGTTTGATAATGAAGAAAATACAAAAATTGCAATGTATCTTGAAAATGAAGGGATATATACGCAAAACTATGGAATTATAAAAAAGTATTTATCGTGGTTAGAACCCTCACTCAATAATAATAGGGCAGAAGAAGTAATATATCATATACGCAATCGTGCAGATATACGAGAAAAGACACAGAAACCCCACTTAATACCAGTGGGGAACGGTGTTTATAATCGACATGCAGGCACACTAGAACCTTTTAACAGCGACTATATATTTACTACTAAAGTAAGTACGAATTACGTTGAGAATGCCCCTAAACCTATCATAGATGGTTGGGACGTAGACGAATGGATAAAAGAGATTGCTTGTTATGATGATGAAATTGAAACTTTGTTATGGCAGGTAGTCAATGACAGTCTAAACGGTAATTACACAAGGAAGAAGGCAATATTTCTTGTAGGCGAGGGGAACAATTCAAAAGGTACGTACCAGGACTTTATAAAATATATCGTCGGTGGTGAGAATGTAGCGTATCTAAAAGTAGATGAGTTTGAACAGCAATTTAGGACAAGTGTTCTCTTTGGAAAAACCGTGTGTATTGGTGATGATGTACCAGTAGGCGTTTATATTGATGATTCCAGCACATTTAAATCAGTTGTATCCGGTGACCCAGTGCTTGTTGAATTTAAGCGTAAACAACCATACAGCACTAATTTTTATTGCACAGTCATTCAATCTACAAACGGAATGCCACGCTTTAAAGATAAAACACATGGTAATTTACGAAGAATATTAATTGTGCCATTTAACGCAAACTTTAATGGATCAGTAGAGAATAGGAACATCAAAGACACATACATTAAAGATAAATCAGTGTTGGAATACGCACTATTCAAAGCGATAAAAATGGACTTTGTAAACTTTGTAATTCCTAAAGCATCACAAGAAAAGATGCGATCGTTCATGGCAGATAATGACCCAGTGTATGACTTTAAAATTGCAGTTTTTGATGAATGGAATAAAGAGTTTAACATTAAATATTTACCACAGCAATTTGTATATATGGTTTATGAGAATTTCTGTGATAGAAACAATTATAAGCCTTTAAGTGAACGAAAGTTTAAACAACAATTTGAACGTTATTTACCGGACGACTGGAAAAGTGGTCAAGATAGAAAGTTATCATCAGACAGCCATATTAAAACGATAACCCAATTAGCAAAGCGAGAACACGTCACATACGATGTCAAACGAGATAAAACATATCGTTCGTATCAAAACGACAAAATTAAAATAATTAATTAGAATTACCACAGTAAAGACGGTATTACCACATTTTAAAAAGCGTAACACGGTACGAATAAAGTCAGTCATACCAATAGTTTGAACGATTTTTACCGTGTTACCGTATTATTTATATAACTTAATATAAAAAAAGAATAAGAAGAAAGTATATATATAAACTAACTTTCGATATTTAGTCGGTAATACGGTAAAATCTTCTGAAAGTGTTGGTGTATAAGGCTTTGAGTGTACCACAGTATGATTTTACTTACCGTGGTAAAGTCGGTAAGACGTATCTCAATTATATAACGAAAAATCGTTCTAACCCTTGACACCACTAGCTTTATATACTCCCCCATGGTATAATGGTATTAAATATAGCGAACGTATGTACTGTAATTATAGAAAAATAAGAACTGATGTTCTTTAGGAGGTTTGGTTATTTGGTAAAATTCATAGACAAAATACTTGGTATCGACAAGTTAGAACGCCAGGCAACGCAGAACTTTGAAATGCTAACAGGTAGCTTTAAATCATTTTCGAGTTTTAATGGCGACGCATATTCAAGCGATATTTACCGTTCAGCAGTAGACAGTATTGCTAAACATATTGGTAAATTATCGGGTAGACACGTATATGACGGAATGAAGGAAGATAAGTATTCAAGAATCAACCGTATATTACAGTATCGACCTAATCCATATATGAGTGGTTACGACTTCTTATATAAGGTGGCGACACACTACTATTTATATAACAATGCTTTTATCTATGTACAGAAGGACGATAAAGGCAATCTAACAGGACTATATCCATTATCAGCAACAAGCGTTGAATATGTAACGGACAGCACAGGTGAGATGTACATTAAATTCTTGTTTGACAGTGGTAAGATCGTTCACTTAAACATGAATGAAGTAGCGACGTTACGCAGGCACTTTAATTCAAATGATTTACTTGGTGATGATAATAACGCAATCATGCCAGCATTAAACTTGGCTCATACACAGAATGAGGGAATGGACGTAGCAATAAAGAACTCGGCACAGATTCGAGGCATCGTGAAGTATAACCAGGCATTAAGTCCTAGTAAGTTAAAAGAAGCAAAAGAAGAATTTATGAATAACTATCTCACAATGGCTAACAATGGTGGTGTCATTCCGATAGATGCAACAACAGATTATACGCCATTAAACCCGTCTGAAACGCACGTTGAATCAAATCAGGTGCAGGCAGTTAAAGAGAAGATATATGACTATCTCGGAATCAATGGCGATATTGTATCGGGGAATTATAACGAGGACCAATGGCAGTCATTCTTTGAATCAGTTATCGAGCCATTCGCAATTCAAATAAGTTTAGAACTTACTGAAAAAATATTCACAGAACGTGAGAAGTCTTTTAGTAACAGGATTGTATATGAATCATCACGCTTACAATATGCAAGTACGAAATCAAAAGCAACAGTCATAAAAGAATTGTTACCACTTGGCGTACTTACAACAAATCAAGCACTCGATTTATTGAACTTACCACGTGTAGAGGACGGGGACGAACGTATACAGTCATTAAATTACATTGATAAATCAATCGCTAAAACATATCAAATGGAAGGTGTGACAACAGATGAAAGAAATTAGATCAGCAGAAATACAAACAGATTCCCAAAGTGATGAAATGGTACTTGAAGGCACAGCAATTGTTTTTAATAAGCCGACAGAAATTCATACGCCTACAGGCTCATATACAGAAGTGATTAAGCGTAACGCTTTAGACGGTCTTAAATTGAACGATACAAGACTTTTAGTATCGCATGATATGAATCGTATACCTTTAGCGAAATCGCCTAAAACAATGGATATATGGACCGATGATGTAGGTATGCACTTTAGGGCTAAACTACCCGACACAGAAGAAGCACGCTCTGTTTATACGGCAGTAAAACGGGGCGATCTGACAGGTATGTCATTCGGGTTCACATGCAATAAAGACGGTAGCCATTATGATGTGAACACAAGAACAAGAATCATAAATAAGATTGATAAGGTGCTAGAGTTTTCAGTCGTGAACTATCCAGCGTATCAAGAGGCGAGTGTTGAAGCACGCCAGCAGATACAGGACGCAGAACTTAAAGCACAGGCAAAGAATCAGGCATTACTCGGTTTAAATAAACTATTAATAAAGGAGATTAAATAATTATGTTTAATACAGTACAGGAAGCATTTAACCATTATAGAAACGCATCACTAGAAGAAATCGAAACACGAGCAGGACAAATCAAAGGAACTATCGAGAACGACCCGAACGCCGACATTGTAAAGTTAAATATCGAAATCGAAGGACTTAATCAAGCAAAAGAAAACATCAACGAAAAGGAGAACGAAAACTTGGAACAACGAGCATTCAACCCAATCACATCACAACAAATTAAAGGACATAACGAAGTACCGAAAGATAATATCTTTGGATCTAAAGAATACCGTTCAGCGTTCTTTAAAACAATGCTAGGACAAAATTTAACGGATATTGAACAACGTACATTCAATAAAGCTATGGAACAGCAAGAAGCAGAATATCGTAAAGGTGAATTTGCTTCAGCTTCTAATTCATCAGCAGTATTACCGGAACAAACACTTAACGAAGTTATTCGTTTAGCACGCACGCAGGGTGGCTTAATCAATCATGTAAGACGATTCAATATGCCGACAAAAATTAAGATTCCGATTGGTACGCCTACAGACAAAGCACAATGGCATACAGAAGGTGAAGAAGTATCAGCAGAACGCCCTCAAGCTACATTCGTTCAATTCGACGGACACGAGATTGTTAAAGTATTCTCTATCTCTGTTAAAGCTAAAACAATGAGTGTATCAGCGTTTGAATCATATCTTGTTGAAGAACTTACAAATGCAGTAGTTGAAACATTAGACTATACACTTATCAATGGTACAGGATCTAATCAGGGTGAAGGTATTCTAAAAGGCGTTGATTGGTCTGAAACAAATAGTTTTGAAATGACAGGAAGCTATACAGACTTTACTAAAGCATTAGCATTAATGAAACGTGGCTATTCAGCAGGTGCAAAGTTTGTAATGTCAAACACTACTTTATACAACACAGTGTACAACTTAATGGATAACAACAAACGTCCGTTATTCGTATCTGATTTACAGAATGAAAGTGTAGGGCATATTCTTGGTAAAGAAGTAGTTATCGACGACTATGTGCCGGACGGTACTATCATTCTTGGTAACTTCAATTATCTTGGTTACAACTTGCCGGAAGGTATGATGTTAGAACAATCACGTGAATCATCATTCAGAAGTGCATTAGTTGATTATCGTGTTGTTGCAGTTGCAGATACTAAAGTGTTAGTTGATGAAGCATTCGTTAAATTAACAACAGCAGATTCAGATTCATTGTAATACACAACGGACATCAGTAAATGCTGGTGTCCTTTATTAATATATAGAGGTGAGAAGATGATACTAACAATAGAAGAAGCAAGAAGTATATTAAGAGTTGATGGTGATTATAACGATGAAATTATAAAGCCATTGTTACAAGCGATACCGGAATACTTATATCTGACAACAGGCAGACGTTGGGACTATGGCGAGCCGGTGCCATTAGCAAAGACAACAGCAGGGTTTATATTACAGCTATGGTTTGACCCTCAAACAAAGGACAGCGAACGTTTAAAGCGAACGATAGAGAGTTTGATTGTATCTTTAACAGCATTAGGACGTTCATACAATGACTAGAAGCATATCAGAATCGTTTTATAGGCAGAAGACATGGAAGGACTGTAGGAACGCTTATATGTCATCTAAACACTATATATGTGAACGTTGTGGAGATGTAGCAACGATATGTCACCATAAAGAGTGGTTAAACGATATGAATGTGCTAGATCCATTAATAGCTTATGGTTTTGATAACCTAGAAGCATTATGTCAGACGTGTCACAATAAGGAACACTTCGGAAAAGGAACAATCGACGACGAACTGAAATTTGATAAAAATGGAAACGTAATAAAAATTTAGAATGCCCCCCACTTATTTTTGAGAAAAAAGAGCGTCGGGGAACGATGCGGGGGTTAACTTCTCCCCTCCATGATGTTTTGAATATTTAGGGGTTAGATGAATAAAGGAAGGTGTAGAATAAATGAAGAAGGACAACAGTTATATCAACTTAGAAAAACTTAAAAAGCGTATTGATGAAGATAGTAATATTAATAAACCCGTCGCTTATGATCTATTGGAAGAATTGTATTTCATGAAAGCAACGATGGAAGAATTAAAGCAGACGGTTAAACAGCATGGTGCAACATATATATTCACACAGGGTAGTCAATCCTACCTTAAAGAAAACCCAGCGATGAAGTCATACAACACAACAATTACAAAGTATAACGCAACGTATAAACAACTCTTGTCATTAATTCCCGATAAGGTGCAAGAATCAGACGCATTTATGGAATTTGTAAAGAATGGCTAACTATATTCTTGAATATTGGCAAGAGATAAAAGACGGTAACATTGTTGTGTCTAATCGTGTAAAGAATCAGTATGAAAAGCTAGTGAACGATATAACGTATCACCCACGATATAAGTATGATGAAAGAAAAGGGAATCGTCCTATTGAGTTTATTGAGAACTTTTGCAGGCACTCTAAAGGTGAATACGCCGGAAAGCCATTAGAACTCGCATTATTTCAGAAGGCTTATATATCGGCTCTATTCGGCTTTGTAGATAAGGAAACAGGATACAGACGTTATACAGAATCATTTTTCTTTGTAGGGCGTAAGAACGGGAAGACAACAATGTTGAGTGCTATAGCGTTATATATGATGATTGCAGACGGTGAAAGTGGTGCAGAAATATATTCAGTTGCATCAAAGAAGGACCAGGCAAACATATTATTTGAACAGTCACTTGAAATGATTAAACAAAGCCCGGACTTGAACAGGTATATCAGAAAACGCAAAAGTGATTTATATTTTGAACACAATTTCAGCAAGATGATGTCACTTGGCAAGAACTCTAATTCATTGGACGGGTTGAACGCACATCTTGTCGTGATAGATGAATTACATTCTATTCAAGACAGAAACTTATATGAAGTAATGAAGCAATCACAGTCAGCACGTACACAGCCATTATTAATTATGATAACGACAGCAGGTACACATCGAGGGACAATATTTGATGATCTATACGAGTACGCTTGTAATGTTGCAGACGGTAACTTTGCAGATGATAACTTCCTACCCGTCATGTATGAATTAGATAGTAAAGAAGAATATAAAGATGCAACGTGTTGGCAGAAATCAAACCCAGCGTTAAATATATCGAAGAAGGTTGAGGACCTGGAACGTAAGGTTGCACGTGCAAAGAATAATCCTAACGACTTAGCAGGAATACTTACTAAAGACTTTAATGTAAGGGAAACAACGCACAAATCATGGCTCACATTCGATGATTTAAACAATGAAGAAACATTCGATATAAAAGATTTTGCCGGCTGGTATGCCATAGGTGGTGCAGATTTAAGTATCACAACCGATTTAAGTTGTGCCACGTTACTGTTTATAGATCCAGCGACAGAAAAAAGATATGTACATCAAATGTATTGGCTTCCTAAAGATAATCTTGAAAAGCGTGTATTTGAAGATAAAATACCATACGACAAGTGGGAAGAACGAGGGTTATTGCGACTATGCAACGGTAACACAATCAACTATTCAGATATTACAGCATGGTTTACTGAAATGTTAAACGAGTATGAAATCACACCATTATGGATATATTATGATAACTATTCAGCGAGGTATTGGGTTGATGAAATGGAAGCACTCGGCTTCAAGATGATTAGAACGCATCAGGGGGCAAGAACATTGTCACTTCCTATGCAGAATCTTGGTGCAGACTTGCAAAAGAAAAAAGTAAACTACAATAACCACCCGATATTAAAGTGGTGCTTATCAAATACGGGCGTAGAAACAGATAGGAACGGTAATATTGTACCTATCAAGAATCAATCACCTAAACGCAGAATAGACGGTACAGCTTCATTATTAGATGCGTATGTCGGTTTATTTGATAACTATGAACAATTTTTAAGAACGATGTGATAGCTGGTATAAAAAAAGCCACTCAAAAAAAGAGTGACTGAAAAAATTAAAATTGAATAGCTTTGATTGATGAAGTTTTGAAAGCCTTATGATTATATTCGTCGTTATGAATAAAGAACATATCAACGGAACTATAAAAACCCATCACGCCTATATGTACGTCATAAGTGTTAAGTGATTTAGGAGATTTATAATCACCATTCCAATTATCTTCATAAACTACTTTTGAATAAAATGTTTCATCATCATCATGGTTAACAATGCCAGCTATGACAGTATTATCATAAATATCAATTTTTGAGCCATCTAAAAATTCTAACGTATAAATTTTCTTCATTAAATTCACCACCTTATAGAAATATTATACATGATAATAAAGGATATTTAGTGTAATTTTTATATTTTGAAAAGTGGATACGGTAATTATTCTAAGTAAATTAAAAAAACATTTGAACAACACAGAAAAGAGGGATATTATGGCATTAAACTTCAATAATAGAATTAAAATTTATACAACTGAAAGTTATGGACCGGAAGCATTCGAGGAACAAGAAGTGATTATCGCAAAACCCTGGGCAGACGTTAAGACGATTAAAGGGAATGACTTTATAATGAGTGGTGTGGAAGGCTCGGAAATTCCCGTAAGGTTTATTATTCGCTATCGTGAGGGAATAGAATTGAATCATCGTGTTAAATGGAAGAATGAAGAATATAAAATTGAATCATTGCAGAATGACGACGGACAAAACCATACACTTACGATCTATGCTAAAAAGTACAAATAA